CCACCATACTTGAAGTAATCATACTTCTCTTTGGTGAAATGATTTTTAAATGCTAAGTAACTTTGATATACCTCAAGAGGTTTCATAAAGGTAACTTCGCTCTCGAAGTTTTCTTCATGAAGTTAAGGTGAATAGCATCACACTTTAACTTTTCTTTTAACGGTTTAGATATTAACTTTGAAACTGACTCCATCTCAATCTTATTCTCTTCACAGAATGTTAGAATAGCATCAATATAGTTAAAGTTATAAGTCTTAACTAACTGTTCTATTTCCTCTGCAAACTTCGATTGACATAGAAACTTTTCCTTCATTAAGTTATCTACTTTATTCTTGGGTTCCATGTTCTCCTGTTTTGTAATCAACGAATTTCTTAATGTATTTGGTAAGAAGTCTAATATACTCACCTTTGTTTCGTTTTTCATAGACAACGCACTCTCCATTTTCAGCCACCATAATAGTAATTAATTTTTTAACTGGGATACCAGTCATTTCATAGTACATACATGCGTATGCAGTTTCTTGGACAAAGTAATTCTCTATCCATTTTTCGGGTTTAATCTTTGTTGAAGTCTTAAAGTCTATGACTGCAAGTTCTCCATCGTATTCTGCTATGCAGTCAACTCTACCAGCAAGACCTAGATAATCGCTATATAGTGACTTCTCTAATGCGTGTATGTTATTTATACGGTCAAGGTTATCCTTTGATTGTAAAAATAAAAACTTAGTTGATGGAAGCATATCGCATCCATCAATAGTACCATTCTTAATATAATATTCTACCACATCATGATACTTTGTACCACGAAAGGTAGACTCTTTAGTAATTCTATTAGCCTCTTGTTCTCCAACCCTCTTTCTCCACTTAACGAAGACTTCACGATTGTAGAAACTAGTTACCGAAGTAATTGATGGATACATCTTACCAGATGGAACCTTATAAAATCTGGTTCCATCTATAGTTTGTGCTTCAAGATCAACTTCTTCTTTTAAATAATCAAGGTGTGTAAACATTACATATTAAGAGACATTTTAGCAAAGAGATACTTACGGACAAGTCCTGAACGAACTATATCCTCAAGACCAAATTCAATAGAAGCAAAGTCATCTTCCATTGTACGAATGATTTTCATGAAATCAAGAATACCATTACGTTCATTAGTCTTTGTAAGGTCAGACTGTGATGCATCACCACAGAATAAGATCTTACTGTTTTCTCCTACACGAGTTATTATACTATCAAGTTCATGAAAATTCAAGTTCTGCATTTCATCAACAAGAATTATAGAATTATCTAATGTTGTTCCACGAATGAATGATGTAGACCAAAACTTAATAGTCTCCTGTCCCTTCAATGCACCGTATAACATTTCAAATTCATTATCATCTGCCATCTCAAACATATATTTTACCATATGCTTGTATGGAATCTGATATAAGAATGACTTGTCCTCATGATCTCCTGGTAAGAAACCAATCTCTCTAGTGGATACTAAAGAACGAACAATATATACATTCTCATAGGGACTCATCTGATCTAGAACTTCCCTCAGAGCAAGATACAATGCTATAAAAGTCTTACCAGTACCAGCAGCACCATAAGCAAAGATATTCTTACCATTTTTATATTCTTCAAAAACCTTTTCCTGACTCTTGGTTAATGGTTTAATATCAACCATCACATCAGAGTTAACTGGTTTTTTTCTCTTGAGTTGTTTATTACTCATACTACCAATCCCACTTTGGGAACCGTTTCCGTTTCTTTTTTTAGCTGGCATTAGAAACTATAATCACGATTTTTACGAACATTAGCACCAGGTTGTTTTGATGCTCTATCTAGAACTTCATTCCAACCAGAAGATGCTGCCTCTCCTGTCCACCTAAACATCTCTTGAGTGCTTGCTGCACCCTTAGACCAATCTCTATCCCAATCGGGATTCTCCGTTCTCCATGTATCATAGTCTTTCATAGTCATGGAGAGTTCTTTTTCCTCTCCAGTCTTCATATTTTTAACAGGATATGTTGGCATAATTGTAAATCTATGTAAAGTTATTTAGACCCATTCAAGGGCTTCGGATACTGCAGGAAATTGTTCGGTAAACACCTTCCTACATGCTTCTGCAATTACCATATGTTCTTTCTGAGTACCATGTGCAGATCTTAGATTAATATAATGAATCCAAGAACGACATGAACCAGTCATATAGATTCTGGTAGGAGTGCATAAAGGTAGTACCATTCTAGCACACTCTTTAGCAACTCCTTCTTCTATCATTTGATTGTATAAAGATTGAGCAGAGTTGAACAATGTTATCATCTGTGCTTCTATCTTTTGCCTTACAAATGGATCAAGATCATCAGTAGAGTTCTGACGATTTTTTAAATCTTGTCTTCTTAAATCTGGTAATTCAATCTTACCTAGTTCATTACTCTTCGCATATCTCTGAGAGAACTCTTGAAAAGTAAATGATCTATGTCTTAGTATCTGTGCAGCAATAGCACGAGTAGTTTCAATCTCAAGTGTCATTGATGACTGCTCAAACACAGACCAATGATTGTGCTTAATACAATACTTTAATAAACCTGCATATTTTTCATTGTCCTGATTAGAAGGATTAGAAACTCTGGCAATATATGCCATAGTTTTTTCTGCATCAGGAGTTATACTAACAAGTTTTACATTCATTCGTCATCCTCAAAAACTTCATCGTAGTTTGCAGTCGCTCCTACATGCTCCCCATAATTAGATTGTTTATATGCATTGACATCTGAATAAATTTCAGATTCCAATTCAGAAACAACTTCTTTTAGAGCCATGACTAAGACTTTTAGTTTGCCCTTATCCATGTGAATTTTTCATTTTATTTATTATAGCATAAAAAAAGGAGGGTAGCAATAACCCTCCCAAGATACAATGTTAATTGTAATTAAGCAGTAACAAGTTCTTTGTTGAACTTAACACCACGATAGGTTTCTTCAACCTTCTGTGTCTGCTTTGCTTTGCGTGTATCAGTGTCATACTTGACACCACGATAAGTGACTTGTGCCATAATGGTACTCCTAAAGTAGTTGGATTTTAAGGCCCCGTTCCTTTAGTCGGCTTTTGCGTCCTTAGATTTAAAACACATAGGATTAGTATGTGCTACCACAACCCTTGTTATTTCTAATTGCTCAGATTTATCAGGATGATTTCTTGCAATGTCTATTAGTTCAGCAGCAGTCTCACAATCAAGTGGTGCTCCAATCGCTATTAGACTAAGAAGAATTTGGTACATAAGGATGAACGAACCCGTTCCGAGTCGGCTTACTTGCGACCTGATTGTATCAGGTTGAACGATTGTGTTAATATTAACACAGTTATATTATATAGTCAAGCACTTTTGTAGTTTATGTTACAGTTTTATAACTGTCTGCCATATTGATCAAGTAGATTAAGTTTTTTTATTTGACCCAAGTTAGATTTCTGACTTTTTTTAAGTTTTTTATATTGTTTCATAATCTTATCTATTTCACGTTCACTTACATTAACCTTTAACTCTTTCTCATCATCCTTTTCTACAAAACCAAGACCAGATTCTTTAACCTGATCCTTATAATCAATATATTCGTTTATACCTTCTTGTATTTCATCACGAATAAGTTGATTGATTTGATTTCTTAATTCATTATCATTCATTCTTTCCTCTTCCTTTTTTTCTTAGTTTTTTCTGGTTCATTATGTGTACAATCAAATGTTCTTGGATTAACTATTCCTTTAGTCCAAGCAATGCCTTGAACATTCTTATACTTGTCATAGTAATGATCAAAAACTTCAACAGTGCTACCTCCTCTTGCAACATCATACTTAAGTTCTTCATCAACCTTATAAGTTACTAAGAAAGAATCTGATGGTAATTTCTTATCCTCAGACTTATTCTTTTCGCATTGTTCGTGTAATACTTTCACACTATCCACCTCTACCGCCCCATCTTATAGTTGGATAAGATTCTTTAACTTGATCTAGAGTAATTTTATATTTTGATTGTAGATTCTTATCCTTAACCAAACATAAGATCTCAGCTTCTAATGGATGTAATCCCTCTAAAATCTGAATAAACATAGTCTCTCTACG